TGACCAGTTATGCCCACCGACTTTACGGATGGTGCTTGGTGTGGGCTGCAATTTACGTCGAAACTTATTCGGGACCATCGAGAGTCGTCTGATTTCGGTTGGAGATGTTTTAGCCATGGAGTTTCAATGATTAGTTTTTGTAGGAAGATAGACATGTTATCTGCACGTTCTTTAGATGCGGATATAATCATTATTTTCTTTTCAGGATCCTTAAAAAGGGTCCATAGAACAAACGCTCCAGTAATCCATGATTTACCAACACCACGGAAGGCTTGGATCTGGAGACGTTTCGGACCATGCTGTAAGTAGTCAGCAATTGAGTACTGTGCACGTGTTGGATGTGGTAAGTCAAGTTGCTCCCAGAGTGCTTGTAGGAATAATTTGAAGTCAGATTGTAGGGCGGATAAAACGTTAGTCATTAGATATTAATCATACCACCCATTATAGCAGGTAATCCACCTCTATCACCTATAGGATTTTGTCCTAGTTGTTTAATGAGATTTGTGAGTGAATCTTTAGATTTAGTAGAAGATTTAGATTTACTTTTATCTATTTTCAACAAATCTGCCATTGGAGTTGCCTTTACTTTTCCTTGAACATCTTTAAGAGCTGCTCCCAGTATTCCGCCTTTAGTGTCAGCAACACTACTAGGACTTAAAGGAGCAGCAGCACCAGCAGTACCAGCTAATTTACTTATAACTGAGTTTGCTGCTGGATCTGCTATAGCAGTGTTAAATGCTCGTCCAAATATATTGTTACCAAAAGCCTGGGTTCCTTTTCCTTGAGCTTTCTTCAGACTGTCCGTTAAATTCTTTGAAAAACCTCCTTTACCGAAGATTCCACTGCGTAAGATACTAAACATAATTAATATTCCTTATGCTGATGCGGATCTATGATCCCCAGGACGTTTTTTACCACCAGGCATTGCTCTTTCAAGATCGCCAGATCTCAATAGGTCGCCCATTGTGCCTTTTGCGGGCTTGTTCTTTCGATCAGACTGACTATCTGTATCTTGAACCATTGCTACATTTCTGCTTCCTTGTTTGGATTTTGTAAGTTGTCCAGTGTTCTGATTATAATCCCACTGGTCTTTTGCCGTTACCATGTTAAATCGCCTATAATAGTGTTGTAATGTTGTGCATGATAGAATGTACCTAAAGATGCTTAAGGCACCCTTAGAACCCATCCTAGGGTCTCGTCAGCGTTACGTGTGATCCGGTTATCACCCTTAAATAATCTAGCGTAGATTCTACGACGTTTAGCATCTTTAAATTTAGGGTTAAGTTCCCACACACTTCCACTAGGTAGATCCTCTATTTGTGAAAAGAATTCATTTCTTAATCCTTTAAAACTTTTAGCACTTTGTGGAGGTATATCTATTTGACCTGTATTAGATTGAGGTCTCCAGATGTAATCTATACTACCATCTTTCCAGACGGGTTCTTTGATACCTATCTCTTGAGAACGTTTGATATGCTTCCGTATCCAATCTGAGAAGTGTGTGGGTTCAACCTTTTTTACTTTCTTTTGAGTATAATTTATAAGTATTTGCTGCATATTTAGTTTAGGATTTTTCATTGAAATATCTACTATTTCATCCCAATCTTCTGGTGTGAGTTTATTAATTTTAGGTCCTAAGTCTAAGTCAACAAAATCTTTAACAACTTTATTGTAATCAATAAATTCATCCTTCCTTATAGCATCTATTAAAACTCCACCTATATCTTTAGATTTTTTATTAAGCGCACCTGTTTTGGAATTCAATATATAAGGTATCATTTTTAAATTCCAAGATTCATCTGCACCTTGACCAGAGAAACCTGGTACTTCAGCTTTTAATCTTTTATAAAAGTCGACATCAAAAATATGTTCTATAGACGTCTTATTGTTAGGGTTCTTAAGATTATACCTTTTTCTAGCTGTCGTTAATCGTGAGTAAATCCTCTTATTTATTGCATTATAAGATGCTAATGTTGAATCTACTTTGTCTGGTGATACAACCTTTGCAAATATCTCTTTAAGTGACTGTTGATCTGGTTGTCGTGCAATCTTTCTAATCTGTGCAGTATTTACTGCAGATATATCTTGGTTTATAGAGAAGCTCCCTGTTTGACCTTGAAGATTAGAATCTCTAACTCTATATCTCGTACCATCTGGAGCTATTATAGTACGCTGACCTGGATAACCTGCTAATCTACCATTACCTTTTCCATCAAACCATTTTCGCACATCTTTATGTATTTGTGATAATTCCTGCATAAATTGCGTATTCTTTGGATCACCTCCAAATCGTTTAGCAACATGACGTTTAGCAAGATCAGGGTCTATAGGTATTTTTTCATCTACTGCAGAACTTACTAATCTCCTAGCTTTACCAGATTTAGCTACATCAGATACACCACCACCACCTTTAATAAATAATGAACCAGGAGACGTAGCAAGTTCTTGAGCAGCCTGGCTACCTATTCTCATTGGCACACCTGGTCCGCCTGCAACT